CCCTTTGCCACTTTTCCGAATCCGATTGACAACGGACCGATAGCAGCAACCACAAGACCAACTTTGAGGACTGTTTCTTGTTGTGCCGGAGAGAGCGACGTAAACCATTTTGTCAACTCTTGAATCTTTCCGGTCAATTTTTCAATCATAGGTGCTGCGGATGTCTGTGCTGTGGATGCCAGTGTTGACAACGCCAGTTTTGCGTTGTTCATTGCAACCTTTGCATTGTCAATCGGGTCGAGTGTTCCGTTGTAGGTGTCCTCGACTGTTGAACCGTATTCCTCCATTGATGACGAAAGACTGGTGAGGTCAATTCTGTTCTCACGAATTGCCTTTGTCATTTCCGCAGCACCTTTTTTTCCGAACAATTCCGTTGCAATCTGCATCGCCTCGGTCTCTGTCTTTGCGTTCTTGATGCTGCCGATAGTATCTGACAACGCCTCGTCCATTGATTTTCCCTCTGATGTGGCGTTCTGTAATGCTTTTTTCAGACCCGCCATTGCTTGAGTTGAATCAACACCGTTTGCGTCGAATTGAGCCATTAAATTGATTGCTTGAGGCAACGACAATCCCATTTCTTTGAATTGTGCGTTATTGTCGAGGACATATCCCTCTAATGTATCAACAGAGATTCCTGTTTCCTGTGCCTTTGCTGTGAGCAATCCTAACAGGTTTCCTGTCTGTGATGCATCGACGTTCCATGCTTTCATGATTTTGTCAACTTGGTCAACTGACTGTGTGACGTTTGTTCCGTTGATTGATGCAAACTGTACGAACTGCTTTGAGGTCTTTTCAAGTTCCGTTCCTGTTGTGTGGAATCTTGTGTTGACTTCTCCGATTGCCTCGCCTACCGTTGACATATCCTCCGGCATTGTTCCGAAAACATTATCCGCAGACTTTGTCAACCCCTCAAGTGCCTTTCCGGTTGCTCCGGTCTTTGTTACTATGGTGTCATAACCCTCGTCGAGTTCCGTGAATGCTTTGATTGATGCTGCACCAATGCCCGCAATTCCGGCAGAGACAACCGACATTTTCTTTCCGAAACTTTCCATCTTTGTTCCCGCCGTATCGCAAGCAGTCGCAAATTTTTCAAGTTTATTGTCTTTTAACTGTTCATTAACATTTTTCAGTTCTGCCTCCATATTCATGAGGGCAGTCTTTGACTTTTCTGTCTTTACTGTCTGATTTGCAAGAGCCGTCTCTGTTTTCCCGATTGCTGTTTCATTTGCCTTGTACTCCTGTTCGAGTTTGTCTAATTCCTCTTTTAAGGCTTTTGACTGCTCGGAGTTCTTCCCCGTCTCCTCTGTCGACTTTGCATAGGCTTCTTTCGCAGCGTCAATCTTTCCCTTGAGTTCCTCCTGCTTTGTTTTCTGTTCTGACAGTTTCTTTGTCAACTTTTCCTGCTGCTCACCATTTAACTGCACAATGCCTTTCTGCACCGTGATTTTTTGAGTGAGCGATTCGGCTTTTGCCTTGAGGCTGTCTGTTTCCGAACCGAACAACTTTGCTTTCGTTGCTGCCGTCGTATATTCCGCAGACAGGACTTTCATTTGTGCTGCTGCCGATTTCATTTGTGACTGGTAATCACTTGAATTTGCAGAAATTTTGACGCTTGTATAAGCCATTCGGTCGCCTCCTCTCTTACTGATTTTCGTTGATTGTGTCTAATTCAAAACGCAAGTATTCCAACAACGTGACAATGTTTTCTTTCATGCACTGACTGTATGAGTTTTTCAAAAGCCGAATCGCAATTTTTACAACACGGTCGACAATCTCCCCGCAGACTTTCCATTGATTTTCCTCCGGTTCTTCCGGCTCGTCCTCATACCCGTTTTCACGGTCGTATTCGTCAAATGCGGACTTTTCTTTCTCCACCTGTTCAACCTCGACAATGTTCAATAGTTTCTCTGCAATTATGTTCTGCATCACAAAATGAACCGTCTTGATTGCCGTTAGAAAATCAATCACATCAATCTCCCCGATTTCCGCAAGCGTCAATTCATTTCCGAATAACTCCTGCACTATCTTTGTGTTGAAAAACATCACTCCGGAAATCTTTTCCGTGCTGTTTTTCTCCATGAGACTGATATATTTTTTGTACTGCTCCACTGTTATGGAGTTGATAAAATATCTTTTCCCGCTGCAAGTGACCTCTATTTCCGGTATCACTTGCCACTCTGAAAATTTTTCTCTATCTTCTCCATGCGTTTGGTGAGTTCTTCCCCGATTCCTGCGTCAATGAACTGGAACTCAAGAATCAAACCTGCTGCATCCAGTCCGGTCTCCGGATTCTTTAATTCCTCAACGGTGAACTGGTCTCCGTATGCTTTGCAGACAAACATCGCCATTATTTCAATGTCCTGTTTTGTATATCTCGGATGTGCGTCAATCTGCTCCGCAATATCGAGATACTCCGTGTATGTATCAATCGACATTTTCGGCATTGTGAACTCTTTGTTGCTGATGATGATTTTTCTTTTCATGGTTTATCCTCCTGTTATATATCCCTTGTTACGCTGCTGCGTCGTTCTTTTCCTGCACCTTTGAAAACCAACTCTTGATTGCTTCTGCTGCCTTTGTGTTCTCTTTCACAAGATTTGATTCATCGACCGAAATCTCATACGCATTGTCAAGACTTCTCTCGTAGAATGAACCCTTGATGCTCTTTGTTGTCGGAGACAATTTGCCCTCTTTTGTGCTTGCCTCCTCACTGATTCCCTCTGCAAACTTTCCGGCGTATAACCATTTGAAATCATACTTTCCGTTCAGTTTTCTCTCACGCCATCCGACAGCGACCTCCGGTGCTTTGTCGTCGGCTGTCTTAATGAGGAAACCGTTCTCGTATAACTGCCCGAATAAAATCTGTCTGTCCTGTGGTGCAAGTGCATTGACCTCAAGTTCGACCTCTGTTCCCTCGTATGAGTTGATGACCTCCTCCGTTCCGTCATCGGAGTAAATCTTTTCAGAAGTCCATTTTTCATCAACTTTCGCTTTGATTGCTCTTGCCAGTTTCACCGGAGTTCCCGCAACATATCCTGTTGCATCATTCTGTGTGATTTTTGCGATGTAGAAATCCCTACAACCGCATGTTCTACTTCTAACAATCTGTGATACTGTTTCGCTTAATGGTGTTACTGTTTCAGTCATGTCTATTCCTCCATTTCATAAAATTTTGAAAATCTTTGTGCTTTCATATAGATTCCGTCCTCCGGTTTGGAATCGTCTCCGTTCCTGCCCTCAAACGAAAAGCCTTTTTCTTTCATGAGTTTCTTGATTTCCCTCGCAAGTTCAACCTCGTCACTCTCCGAAAAAATAGTGACCTGCAATGACAGCGTCACTCCCTCCGCATCATCATCCGAAAAGTTCTCGTCGACTTCTCCCAAATCCCACAAGGTCACATGTGTTTCATGGATGTCCTTGTCATACCACCCTTGCATGACAGTGATTCCCCTGTCTGAAATCTGCTGCAACGCATCCGATGCGTCTTTTATGATGTCCGGACTGTTCACGCTATCACCTCATTTCATTGTGTTATCTAAATAGGATTGATACTCCTGTTCTGCGATTTTTTGCAGTTCCGCATCTGCCTCACGCCCTGTCGCATAGATAAATTCTTGAGGCGGTCTGTAAATAGTTCCCCAGTTAATGAATTTCACATAAAAGTGTTCACTATTATCCGACTTTTCCCATCCGACATCCGCTGACGCTCCGGTGTCTTTCACCTTGACCGCCCCCAGTGGAACGCTGTCCGCTGCGTGTGATGTGACCGATGATTTTGAGCCGAATCCTCGACCGCTCAACTTTATATCTGCCGATTTTGGAATCTTCCCCGACATAATGCGTTTCACGACTGGTTCCCCCTGTTCAACAATCTTTTTGTTGACTACTCGGATGTCCTCGTCGCTTGCTGCATCCTCAAATGCTTTCATGAGTTCTTTCAAGCCTTGAAATTCCATTTCAATTTTCATCGCATCCCTCCGGTGTCAGATTATGACACTATGCTCCCGCTCTACATTTCAACTGGTATTTCCTGTTGTCCGTGAACATTGGAGACGCATCATATATCTTGAACTCAACGCCTTTGTACACCGCATAGAACTCTTTCAAGTTCAGTCGGATTTCTTCCATCTTGTCGCACGTTCGTGTCTCAAAAACGATTGTGTTTTCAAGTCCGGTCTGCAAGGCTGTGTATTTCTCATTTGTTCCCAAACTCTTGACCTCGCACCAACAGGAATAAAACTCCGTTTCCTCCTGCTGCCGTCTGCCATCAACAACGCTCGACACCTTGCGAATTATCTTGATTCTGCCTGTCATTGTGCTGCACCTCCGTATATTTCTTTCAAAAGCATTGAGGAGGCAGCAGAGGCAAGCAGTTTCGTGTCGCTCCGGTATTTGTCACGGTTGTCGTAGAGTTCTTTCACGGATATAAATGCAAGCAGCTTTTGACGGCTTGTGAGGCTGTACTGGTCGAAATTCGGAATCAGTTCCGTCATTTCCTGCATGGTCACATCAAACATCAATTCAAGGATTTCCATGTCGTCATCATAGTCGATGTGACAATATACCTTGCATGTGGCAATCAGACCGTCTCTGTATTTCTCTTTTTCTTCATCCGTCATGTTTTTCACCTGCTTTCAATAGCAGGACGGATTCACCGCCCTGCTGCCTTGTTACCCGTTGACAATCTCTGTGATTTCACCCTTGATGACTGCATCCTTGTCAACAGCCTGCACATCGAAACGGTCACGAACCTTGAGACCTGTCATGTCCTTATCCCATAACCCCGCACCTTTGTCATTGAGGTCGATTGTCAGAACATTTCTGTCAAAAAGTGTGATAGCCTCTTTCAAGTCACCGCAGAAAACAGGGTGCTTGTACCCGTCGATTGTATGACCATCGCTGTTCATAATCGGTGTAGACTTGAGCGTTTTCTTTGACAGTTTCACGATTCTGTATTCCCCGAAAAGCATTTTTCCCTTTGTCTGCTGTGTCGGGTCTTTCTGCAAAATATAGTTTCCATCCTTGTCCTTTAACTTGTCGAGGTAGTTGAAACCGCTCTGATTTGTGATGACGATTGAGGATTCTGCAATCGCAGGGTCTAACTGCTCATTGAAAATATCCTTGAGGCTGTCGAGATTCTCCACTGTGACCTCTTTTCCCTTTGTCATTTCGTTGAGTACCTTGAGAATCATTGCGTTACGGGTTGCCTTTGTCTTTTTCGCAATCCATTTGTTGATGTACGCCATGATGTTGGCTGCTGTGTCCTCAAGCAGTTCAGCGGTTATCTTGAGGATTCCACCTTTTTTCTTGACCTTGTACTCAATCGGTAAAAATTCCGGCTCGTCCATCTCCGGAAAATCCGCAGCCTCATCCACGTTGTCGAACGGTGTTGATTCTGCATCAACCTCAATGTTTCGTGTTCCGGTCTTTGTCACAACCCCCTCAACATTGACATACTGCTCAAGGTTGTCGGATGAACGACGCAGTTCGATGATGTCTGTTCGGATGTCCTCCGGAATAGTCACGCCGATTCCGACCTCTCCCTCACTTCCTGCGGTTGTGTCGGATGTGAGTGCGTTCTTGTACACCTCAACATCTGCCTCGTCTGCCTCTCTGTGCAGGAATCCCGCTTTTACGATGTTGACGAACGCTTTCACAAGGTTCTTTTTGTCAACCTTTTTCTCACCGCCGACCTGCTTTGCAGTGCCTTTGTTGACCTTGTCCTCAATACTGCCCTGCTCGTCCTCGTCCAAATCATAGAGGAGGTCGAATCTGTTCTGTAACTCCTTGAGTTCTTCCTTTGCTGCCTTTGCCTTGTCGAGTTTTCCGTCGTTCACAAGGCTCTTGACTTCATTTTTCTTGTCGTTAATCTGTTTCAATAACTTCTGTAATTCCTTATTCATGACTTTCTGTCCTCCATTTCTTACATACCGTAAAGGTATAAATCATCGAGAATCTCCCGCTTTTCTGCCTCGATTCTCCGTTCCTCTGCCTGTGTTGCTGCACTGTTTCTCTTTTCCAGTTCTGCAAGCACTGCATCGACAATGTTTTCTTTTTCAGTTCCCTTGAGTGCCTCCGGAATATTGTTGTATTTCTCAAAATAGTCGGATGCACACGCTGCGACTGCTGCCTTTTCTTCGATTTCGACATTGAAATACTGCTGCATCTTCTTACTGTCGAACCATGTCTCATTGCTCATGAGGCTCTGAATCTTGTCTCTTGTGACACCCTCCTGCACATGTTCCATGTAAACGTCAAGGATTGAATCCTCGCAGAGATTCAACTGTTTTATTACTGCCTTGAAATCGTCTGCGTTGCCGTATGCCATGCACAACGGTTTGTGAATCATTGCTTGTGCCCCTGTTGCAAAATGCAGTTCGTCGCAAGCGAACATGATGACCGATGCGATAGATGCAGCCATTCCGTCGACATAGCCGACTTTGTGTCCGTCGTATCGTTTTAACTGGTTATAGATTGCCAGTCCTGCAAATACGTCTCCACCTCCGGAATTGAAATAAATATCAATGTCCTCATAGCCATCTAACTGGTTGAGAAAATCTGCGATGTCCTGCGGACATCTGTCCTCCTCGTACCACATGGATTCCCATGTCGCTGATACAATGTCACCGTAGAAATACAAGGAACATCTGCTCTGCTCCTCGTCCTGCTCTAAATCCAAATATCCGACATTTTCAACTTTCCCGCTGCGTTTATTCTTCTTTGTAAAATCAAAACGTCTCTTTTTTGGCATGATTATTCACCTCCCTCCTGTTCATCCTCGTCCTCTGCCTCGTCGGTTTCGTCCGGTTCTGTTTCTGTGTCCGGCTGCTCTGTGTCCGGCTCTGTTTCTTCCTCCGGCTGTTCCGGTTCATCGGCGTTCTCCTGTTCGGATTCGCCTTTCAAATATGCTGCACCCGCCATCGTCAACGGTACGATGCTACCGTTCGCAAGTAGGACATCGCCTCCCTCCGCATCTTCCATGTCGAGTTTACGTCTTGCCTCATTCGGTTTCATAATCATTCCATTGACAGCGTTTCTCAAATATTCCATCTGTGTTTTTGAATCGGTTCGGAATAATACTTTTTCGTTGAATTTGTAATAATATCCGTCGTCTGCATCTTCATCCGGCAGCATTTTGAAATTGATTTCCTCCTCATACTGCTTGATGATGAACAGTTCTGTGTCAACGTAGAACGATAACTGCTGCATTTCGCTGTTACTATATGACGACTTTGAATAGTCGTTGATTTGATTCGGTTTCACTCCGAACGCTCCGGCGATTTGCAGGGCATTGTATTTTTTCAGTTCAAAGAACTGCGAATCTGTCAGTTTGATGTCGAGAGGTGTGAGTTTCATCCCCCACGGAACGGGCATGATTTTTCCCGTGTTCTTTACTCCACTTCCGAACCATTCAAACGCTTTTATAAGATTCTCTTTTGATTTCTGGTCAAGTTCTCCCGTGTATTCAAGAGTTGCTTTTGCAGTCAATCCATTTTCATATAGTCTGTTCATGAACTCTTGTGACTTGGCTGCTCCCGAAACCGTTGCTTTTAGAATCTGCTGCACTGGTAGTCCTGTAATTCCATCAAAACTGAACGATGTTTTGAAGTGCATGACCTCGTCTGTGCTGAACACATATTGGCGACCGGATGTCGGGTCTGTGTAGACGTACCACAAACGCCCCACTCCTGCGAATATCCCCGCATCGTCAACATATACCTGCACACAATTTGACTGCATGACCCACAAATCAATAATTTTAAATTCACCGCCGTATTTCTTACGGTCAAACTTCTTTCTCATGTACACATAAGCGTTTCCGTAATGGTTGCGGTTAATTTCAACCGTGTTCCAAAATGTCGTTGGTGTCATAAGCGGGTTCGGTCTTTTGGTCAATAGTCTCGATGTTTCCGTCGGTTCTGCCTCGACAATGCCTTTATCTGTTTTTCGATAATATTTAATAGGCATTTTTGCAAGAGTCTCCGACAGCATCTTGAGACATGTGAAATATGTGACCTCTGCCGTCGGTTTTGTTCTTGTGCCGTCAAGTCCTACTTGTTCAAGGAATGACGGAGAATTTAACGATACCGCTCCTCCGCTGTCCTGTGGTTCGCCTTTCCACCAATTTGAAATTTTTACTCCGGCTCTTTGAAACGGATTCATTTATTACTCACCGCCTTTCCTCATGTATTTTTCAAATTGTTCAAGCCATTCATTGACAGTTTCGTTCATGTCCGGACGGTATTCCTCTTTCATTGCATGTTTCCATGCGTCGATGATAGCGTCAATCGGGTCGATTCTCTCTGTCGTGATGTCTTTGTCAATTTTTATTTC